CAAAGTGAATGTCTGTGAATACTGCACATTTTTTAAACAAATTGTAATCCTCGAACTTTCCTATAAAGTGTACTTGAAAACTTGAACAAAGTCAACAAGTTATTCTCCGTTTTGTATTTTCTTTCTTTGATCTTCTACTTGTCGTTCCCATTCGCCTTGACTTTGACGTGTAAAACTTGGAGTCATATCATTCATTTCAAGAATGTCATCTCTTATGTTTTGATTACGTTTTTCGATGTTAATAACTCTAACAAACGAATTGGTAACTGCCGCAGTATAGTAAGCAAATGGATTTTGTGATTTAGATTCGTCAAACTGTAGTCCAATCTGTGTAAGTTGTAAGATTGCTTGTCCACGCATTTCATCATTGTAAGTATATCCACGAACGTTTCCTCTTGTTGCATAACGATCGCATAATTTCATCCACATCCGAGCAAGTTTTTCAGTAGCATTACCGGCACGTAAGTTAAACTGTCCGTTCTCCATACCACCTTCCCAATGACTTTTACCAACACATATTACGTTATCTTTATCATCAAACTTAAAATGTTGAAAGGGTGGGAAATTTAATTTAACTTTACCGTCTGCTATAGTTTTTGGGTTTTTCTTACGACCTTTTTCTTCAGGAATATGATCGTATGTCATAATCCTAAAAATTAGTTCGTCTTTTGTAATCTTTTTGTAGTCGATAGCACAGTCTGCTTGTTTTACTTTTTCGCCAGCGGCTTTACGTGCGGCATACTCTGCATCGCCCAGGCGCTTTGCTTTGTTGCGTTTTGCTTCAGCGATTGTTCTAACGTTAATTTTATCTACGCTTGGTAAAATAATATCATATTGATTGTATTCTTGGTCCACGAAACTGCAATAACTGTTTTTTGACTTGTGAATCTCTGCTAAAAGGTCCTTGTTGTTTAGATAGTTTACTTTTTTCACACTTTTTCTCCATTTATAGTCCTTATTATAATATACTCTGATAATTTTGTCAATAAATACTTGTAGTAAGGATTACCAAATAATATGGCAGACAACTTTTTTGATTTTAATGAATTTAAGACACCAGTAACAAGTGGTGACATAATCGACGCAACCAAATCACTTGCGGCCCAAACTGTTGATATTTTAGAACAAGGCGGCAAAGGATTTATGAAAGCAATACGTTCGAGAACAATTCCAAATGACGGGGAACCCGCACAGGTTGAACTTGCAAGTGCTTCTTGGGCACAAGATCCTAATTCAAAAGATTGGAGAGTCAAGTTAAGTGTTCCTCCGATTAAAGCATTTACAGACAGTCCTTACATTAGACGTTTGATTGATTCTACAGGAGGCTTGTGTTTTCCATACACGCCTACTATTATTATGAGTCATCAAGCAAGTTATAACGCAATTACACCAGTACATAGTAATTACCCTTTCTTTGCGTATCAGAATTCAAGTGTGGACGCAATGACACTTACAGGACAGTTTATTGTTCAAAACAGTTTAGAAGGTGAATATTGGGTAGCAATGTTACATTACCTACGTTCAATTACAAAAATGTTTTATGGTGCAGGATCTAATACAGGTTCTCCTCCTCCAGTTGTAAAATTAAATGGTTATGGAGATTATGTGTTCAAAGATGTTCCTGTAATTGTAACAAACTTTACTATTGATATGCCTACAGATGTTGACTATCTTGCTGTAGATCTTGATTTTGGTTTTAATGGCGGTAACACTATTAACACTATTACATCAAACACTGATAGAGCAAGAGTTGCTTATGTTCCAGTTGAAAGTCAAGTAACTGTAACACTACAACCGATCTATTCAAGATCAGAAGTTGAACAGTTTAGTTTAGACAAGTTTGTCAACGGCGGATACATTGGATCCGGTAAGAGAGGATTTATTTAATGGCGGCATCAAATAATTCTCCTTGGGGGAAAACAAGACTTGTAAAAAATGAATACTTAGGTATTCTTCAAATACGTCCTGTTCCTGAAGAAGGAGATGATGTATTGTATGAAATTCAATCACAGTATCATCAAAGACCAGATTTATTAGCCTATGATATGTACGGCACTCCTAAACTATGGTGGGTGTTTGCACAAAGAAATATGGATTTACTAAAAGATCCAGTTTATGATTTTAGATCAGGTCTTTCGATTTACGTTCCAAAGGGCAGTAAATTAAGACAGTTGTTAGGAGAGTAGTATGGCTACCAAACCAACAGCACCTCCAGGCAAAGAACTAACTGCTACAGAAATTTCAAAACTGTTTGTTCAAGAGAACAAAGATTTACTAAATTCCATGGCGGCAGGTGAATCAGAAAACACTGGCACAGAGAAAATGCTTGACAGTGAAGATATTAATCCTAATGCTAACAAAACAGAAACAACAATGGAAGAAGATAATACTGCAACACAGAAAACATCTTCACCAGTTCCAGCAGTTAAGGTAACAATACCTCCACGAAAAATTGCATTCACAGCAGATGGTAGAGTGCTATCATTACCTATACCAAATCCATTAAGAAAATTTGCAAGTTACAATTACCGCATTGGGTTATATGCACTAAGCAATGATGAAATAAACAATCCTGACGAAACATATAGAATTAGACGTCCTGCTGTAGGAATATTACAGAGTGGAGGCGGACTTGGAGATTCTAAAGTTTTAACAGCATACGAATCAGATGGTAAAAAAATAGAATTTTATTGCAATAACTTAGAAGTTGAATCATTAATTTCTCCAAGTAGAAAAAAAGGAACAACTAATGCTGTTGGGTTTAGATTAGAAATTATGGAACCTTACAGTATGGGGTTATTTTTACAAACTCTACAATTAGGTGCATATCAAGCAGGACACGAAAACTATCTTGAATCTCCGTTTTTATTAGTTTTAGATTTTGTTGGTTTTGACAATGACGGAAATCCTACAGAAGTTCCTGAAGCAACAAAGATGTTGCCCTTTAAACTTGTAGGCAGTGACTTAGAAGTTACAGCAGGAGGAAGTTCTTATGTCGTCGAAGGTGTTGCATACAACGAAGGAGCGTTAAAAGATGCTACACAAAGTATTCCTTGCGATGTTACCTTGGTTGGTAGAACACTTGAAGAATTATTACAAAGTAGTCCAAAGAGTTTATCCACAGAACTAAACAAGTATTTTGGTAAAAAAGCATTAGATAAAACTATTACAACAGCAGATCAGTACTTTGTTGTGTTTCCAAAAGAACGTGCAACAAAAGGGTCATTATCTAAATCATCAAGTGATGGCGGTGCAGGTGCAACGACTCAAAAACAAACAGGCGGCAAGATAAGTGTTAGCAGTAATTCTGCAAAAAAGAGCAGTACCGCCGTTGCATCTCTACAAGAACTTTATGCTATGATTAAAGGTGGCGACCTACCAGAAGACTTTAACTTATATACAAACGAAAATTTGACATTAGTTCAAACAACTTCTTTAGGACAAGATATTACAGACAAACAAACAGGTTCAAAGAATTCTAACCCAATTGGAAATTCTAAAATGTTTAGGCTTGAGGAATTAGGTAGTACAAGTCAACCATTTGGTGATGCAGGATTTACCTATGACAAAGAAAAAAATGTTTGGTCACGTAGCAACGGGCAGTTACAGATTGTTCCAGGCCTTGGTGAAATTAAGTTTACCCAAGGAACAAGAATACAAGATATTATTGAAGAACTTATTATCCTAAGTGACTATGGTAGAAATATAGTTGATGCACCAGCAGACTCGTTAGGGTTTAAAGATTGGTTTAAAATTGACACACAGGTGTTTAATATTAGTGACAAAGAAACAGAAAAGAAAACCGGTCAACCTCCAAGAATTTATGTGTTTAGAATTTTACCTTACAAAGTACACGAAGCAAAATTTTTATCACCTGACAAAATACCATACGGTATTAGAGCATTAAAAGCACAGGTATGTAAAGAATACAATTATATCTACAGTGGCAAGAACGAAGATATTCTTAACTTTAATATTAACTTAGACAACAGTTTCTTTAAAAGCATTTCGCCAGGTGTATTACCTAAACAGAATATTGCTGATGCAACCAAAGAGGGAGAAAACCCACAAGAAAAAGTTGAGCAAACTCCAGCGGATAATGATCAAGTAATTTCTGGCAAAACTCAAGCAGTTATTGAAAACAATTCAAGAGCCGCAGGTGCTGTAAACGTTGATGATATGCGAATTGAAATTGCAAGACGTTTCAATGATGCCATTGTAAACTCCAACGTTGACTTAATTACTATTGAGATGGAAATTTGGGGAGATCCTTACTATATTGCTGATAGCGGTATTGGTAACTACAACTCAGAAAATACAGAATTTATTAACATTGATGCTGACGGAAGCATAGATTACCAATATGGTGAAGTGGATATACAAATTAATTTTAGAACACCAGTTGATTACAAAGCCAACGGTATGATGGGATTTCCAGATGAAACTATTGCAGTAGATGCCTTTAGTGGATTATACCAAGTAACTATAGTAAAAAATTCTTTGTCAAACGGTGAATTTAAACAAACACTTGAATGTGTTAGAAGACCTAATCAGTATACCAAGAAAGCCACTGCACAGGCAGGCGAAAAAACAGCACAAGAAATTAAAGTTGACAGCGCCGGCAGGATACAAGGAGGAACATAATAGATGGGACAAGATAAACGTACCGCTGGCAGTGAAGTCCATCTTAGTTATGGACCGTATATTGGTCGAGTTATTGGACACCTTGATCCTAATTATCAAGGGTCGCTTGAAGTACAACTATTAAAATTCAACACAAGTAACAACCAAGGACAAGAAGGTCAGACATTTAAAGTTAGATATGGCGGCCCTTTTGCAGGACAAACACCTGCGTCAGCAGTTACTAAAAATGATGGATACAAATATTCGCAACAAAGTTATGGTATGTGGATGACACCGCCAGATATTGGCACACAGGTTATTGTTGTGTTTGTTGAAGGACAAGCAAACCTGGGTTTTTGGATCGGTTGTGTAAGTGACAACTACATTAACTTTTCAATGCCTGACAGAGTTGCAACAAGTTTCTATGCAGGAAGTCCTACAGGCCAAGGAGCAAAATTATCCGTTGGTAACACAGGCAAAGCAGTTGTAGGTGAAATTAACAAAAAGAATCTCGCAGACAACAAAGGTAACGACCCAACAAAATATAAAAAACCTATCAATGAAGATTGGATGGATATCCTTTGGGGCATGGGATTAGATTCAGACGGAACAAGAGGATTAAGTTCAGCAAGTGCAAGACGTGAAGTACCAAGTATGGTATTTGGTATTTCAACTCCAGGACCATATGACAAACGTCCAGGTTATGTTAAAGCCAAATACGGTTCCGCAGGAACACAAGCGGATATTCCGTTCGGCCGCCTCGGCGGAACGCACTTTGTTATGGACGACGGTGATGACAAATTTTTACGTAAAGGTTCCGCGTCTACAACTGGAAAAGAATATGCAAGTGTAGGCAAAGGCGAAAAAGATGGTTTGCCACAAATACCAGCCAATGAGTTAATGCGTATCAGAACAAGAACAGGACATCAAATACTGTTTCATAATTCAGAAGACTTAATACGTATAGATCACGGCAGTGGTAACAGTTGGATTGAAATGAGTGCTAATGGCAAGATTGATATCTATGCAAAAGATTCTATTAGTATGCACACTGAAAACGATCTAAACATTACTGCTGATAGAGACATTAATCTTCATGCAGGACGTAAAACAAATATATTAAGTGAAAGTGACATTCAAATTGAAACTGACACTAACATGACTACATTGGTTAAAGGTAATACCAAGTTAACTACTACCAAAGACTATGATGTTAACACAGGTGGACACAATTGGTTTACAGCAGGAGGCCCAACCGATATCTTAAGTGGAGGCAACCATACAGAGACCGCACCGAACATTCACATGAATGGGCCGCAGGCCGCTACCGCTGTCGCTGTAACTCCGTTAAGCACACACGTACTTCCTGGCTTAACCGCTACCGCGGTTGCTTCGCTTCACAAACGCTTACCACAGCACGAGCCGTGGGGACACCATGAAAATGTAGATCCAACAAATTACACTGCAATAATGACAGATCGTGATAATGATGCACTACTGATCTCGTTACCAGATCTTGACACATTGCCAGATACATTTAAAAAGGACGGTGCGTAATAGCACATAAATATTGATATGAGTAGTTTAGAAAAAGACACAATACAGAATATTAAAGTTAAGGAATCTAACAAGCAAAAGCCTATTGTAAAACAACAGACTTACAGAGGTTTAAGCACAGTAAATCCTGACAATCTATCATATACTTTGTATGATATTGGGTTGATTAAACAAGACTTACTAAACCACTTCCATATACGTCAAGGAGAAAAATTAGAAAACCCCGAATTTGGAACAATTATTTGGGACGTTTTATTTGAACCGTTAACTGAGAATCTAAAAGAAGCAATAGCAGACAACGTTACAACTATTATTAACAGTGATCCAAGGATTAATGCTAATAGAGTCATTGTTGACCAGTATGAAAGTGGTATACAGATTGAGTGCGAACTACAATACCTACCATATAACATCTCTGAGCAAATGAAGTTACAGTTTGACCAACGCAACGGCTTCTTAGATTAGAGAATTAAGTACTCTGTTAACACAAACAAATAAATACTTATAACAAGGAAAGCATAAATGTCAACAACAGATAGACAAAATAGATTACTACTTGCAGAAGACTGGAAGAAAGTATATCAAACATTTAAAAACGCAGACTTTAAGTCGTATGACTTTGATAGTCTACGTCGTACAATGATCAACTATCTGCGTGAAAATTATCCAGAAGATTTCAACGATTATATTGAGTCCTCAGAGTATCTTGCACTTATTGATTTAATTGCATACTTAGGTCAAAACCTTGCTTTCCGAGTAGACCTAAATGCAAGAGAAAACTATTTAGAGTTAGCAGAACGTCGTGAGAGTATTTTACGTTTAGCGAGATTGCTTTCCTATAATCCTAAACGTAATCAAGCATCAAACGGTTTGCTAAAATTTGAAAGTGTAAGTACTTCTGAGGACATTTTCGACAGTAACGGTGTTAATCTTGCTAATCAAACTATTGTTTGGAATGATCCAAGTAATCCTGATTGGGCAGAACAATTTAGAAAAGTTCTAAATGCAACACTTCCTGAAAATGCTATTGTTGGTCGACCTGTTAAAAAGTATGACATTAATGGTATTACAACAGAACAGTATCGTTACAATGCAACAAATACAAATCTACCAGTTTATAGTTTTAATAAAAACATTGGTGAAAAAAATCTTGTATTTGAAGTAACATCAGCAGGTATTACAAAAGACAAAATTTACGAAGAAGATCCATTACCAGGTAACAGTCTTGCATTTTTATATAGAGAAGATGGCAAAGGTGCTGGAAGCACAAACACTGGATATTTTTTACACTTTAGACAAGGTGTTTTAGACAACGGTGTTTTCACAGTTAATAATCCTACAGCAAATCAAACAGTTGCAATTGATGCCACAAACATTAACAACTCAGATGTTTGGTTATACAAGTTAGATTCAAACGGTAACGAAGAAGCGTTATGGACCAAAGTAGATGCTGTTGAAGGTAACAACGTAATCTACAATAGTTTAAGTAAAAATCAAAGAGACATTTATACAGTTCTAACAAGAATTGAAGATAGAATTAGTTTATTATTTGCAGACGGTACATTTGGTAATTTGCCTAAAGGTAAATTTAGAGTTTACTACAGAAAATCAATTGGTAAAAAGTTTTCTATTCAACCTGAAGAAATGTCAAACATTACTATTTCTGTTCCTTATGAAAGTAGAGCAGGAAGTAATGAAACATTGAATATTGTTGCATCATTAAAATATACAGTTGATAATGCAAGTGCTCCAGAAACAAATCAAAGCATTAAAGAAAATGCTCCGTCAACATTCTATACACAAAATAGAATGATTACAGGTGAAGATTATCAAGTTGCTCCAAGAGCAATTAGCCAAGAAATTATTAAGAGTAAAAGTATTAACAGAACATCAAGCGGTATTAGCAGATACTTTGATTTAATTGACTCAACAGGAAAGTATTCAAGTACTAATATTTACGGTAACGATGGTGCAATTTACAAAGAAACGTTTGATAAGAAAATTAACTTTTCATTTGTAACAAGAACAGATGTTGAAGGACGTATTGAAAATACAGTACAACCTATTTTACAAAATATATTAATTAGAAACTTTTATCTTAGCGAGTTTCCTAAAACTTCTGCAACTGACTTAAATGCTACATGGACACAAGTTGCAAGACAAACAAATAACTCCAGTGGTTATTTAAAAGACACTCTTGACATTATATTAACTACAGGAACATTTACTGGTAGTACATTAAGATATATCGAACCAGGTGCACTTGTAAAATTTATATCACCTGCAGGTCAACACTTTATGACTAACGACTTTAATAAGTTGATGGCTGGACCTGCTGATCATCCTGATTCAACAAATGTTCTTTGGACAAAAGTTGTTCAAGTAAACGGTGACGGAACAGAAAATTATGCCGATGGTCAAGGACCTATTATCTTTAATGATGTGATCCCAACAGGTGCATTACTAAGTGAAATTAAACCTAAGTTTGCAACAGCACTTACAGCAGATGTAATTTCGCAAATGATTGATCAAATTTTTGCTTATAAGACATTTGGTTTACGTTACAGTCTTACAGATAGACAATGGCGTGTGATTCTAAACAGTAACCTAAGTATCGGAAATGCATTTAACACAGGTAGATCAGGTGATAGTTCAAATCAAAATTTAGATTCAAGTTGGATCTTATTATTTGAAACCGATGGTGAAAAATACACTATTACATATAGAGGTGTACGTTACATTTTTGAAAGTGACAAAGAAGTAAGATTTTACTATGACGAAACTGATCAAATTTATGATAGCAGATCGGGTAAAATTATAACAGACAAAATTAACTTATTATCTATTAATAAGCAACCGGATAAAGTAGATCCATTTACTTTAGACAATCCTTGGCAAATTACAAAAGAATACAGAGATGAAGAAGGTTATGTTAACAGCAAGAAAGTTGAAATAAGTTTCTTTGATAGCGATGCTGACGGTGTAATTGATAACCCAGATGCATTTACAACTTTTGTTGCGCCTGAAACTAATTCATTGACAAAGTGGGTGTTTGCAAAAGAAGAAATTACAAACAATCAGTCAACTAACTTTAACTATGTTGATGCTCAAGCCGAGGGCATTAGAGTTTACGCAACAGAAACAGCAACTGGTCCGTTATCTGTATTTGATAATGGTACAATATTTTATTTTGTAGACGTTGATGTTTTCAAACAATATTCGTCAACTACAGGTCAATTAAGTTTGATAACAAATTATAAAGCATACAAAGGAAGAGATAAAATTAAATTCCAGTATGTTCACAGTGCAGATGAAAACAATAGATTAGATCCAAGCAGTACAAATATCATTGACACTTATCTATTAACATCGACATATGATAAACAGTTTAGAGAATATCTAAGTGGTGTTCGCGAACAAAAACCTTTGCCACCAAGTTCGGACAATTTGTTCCAATCATTTGGTGCAGACATTAACAAGATTAAAAGTATTAGTGATGAAGTAATTTATCATCCTGTAAAATATAAAATCTTGTTTGGTACTAAAGCAGATGTAGATTTACAGGCTGTATTTAAAGTTGTTAAAAATACAGAACAAGTTACAAATGATAACGATATTAAGTTACGTATTATTACAGCAATCAACCAGTTCTTTAGTTTAGAGTATTGGGACTTCGGTGATAAGTTTAGTTTTAGTGAATTGTCAACTTATATTATGAATTCGTTAGCACCAGATATTAACACGATTGTGTTAGTACCTAAACAAACAGAAAAAGTGTTTGGAAGTTTATACGAAATTACAACCGAAAGTGACGAGATCTTTATTTCAAGTGCAACAGTAGATGATGTAGAAATTATTGATAGCATTACAGCATCAAGACTAAAAGCAAGTGGTGCAATTACAACTACAGCAACAACAGAGAGTTCAGGCATTACATCAAGTTCTAACACTGGAGGAAGTAATTACTAATGGCATATGATAACGATCAGAACGAGTTTCCGATTAATCCAGATGGTGAAAACGAGAAAAGAACAAGTTTAAGCCATTTACCTCGTTATTTCAGAACTCCAGCAAACAAAAAGTTTTTATCAAGTACAATTGATCAACTTGTTCAACCCGGTGTGGTTGAAAAACTTAATGCCTATTACGGTAGACGAGATGCTAAAGCATTTACTGCCGACGACAATTATGTTGGTGATGTTACAAAACAAAGAGAAAATTATCAAGTAGAACCAGCAGTAGTTTTAAAAGATGATGTAGACAATGTTACATTCTATAAAGACTACAATGATTTTATCAACCAACTAAGATCTTTTGGAAATAACAATCCAGATCACAGCAAAATAAATGCACAAGAATATTATGCATGGAATCCCCATATTGATTGGGATAAGTTTGTTAACTTTAGAGAGTATTATTGGTTACCTTCAGGACCTCAGGTATTACCTATCTATGGGCAATCAAAAGAAATAGTCTCAACATTTAAAGTATCATTAGAGGAGAACGCCGACAATGTAGCATATAAATTTACGCCAACGGGTTTAACACAAAATCCTACTTTAAAACTATATAAAGGTCAAACTTACATATTTGAAATTGACACGCCTGGACATCCGATCGCATTTGCAACTAATAGAGCCTTTACTCCAGGACAAGCAATTATTACTGAAACAGTAGAAGGGGTGTTGGCACCTGGTAAGTTTGAAGCAGAAATTTATGACAGCGATGGATACGATACTGGCGAATACATAGTTGAACCAGTAGAAGGTGGTATCACAGGATTTACAGAAGGCGAAAACATATCAACATTGTTTACTGACGGAGTTGAGTCAGCAACAGTGTTTGTTGAGAAAGGAACATTAAAATTCACGGTGCCTTTAGATGCACCAGATAGACTATTCTACATTAGTAAAAATGATGTTAATACAAGTGGTGTAATTTTAATGTATAACATCTTAGAAAATACAGAAATAAATGTAGAAGAAGAAATCCTTCAGAAGAAAACATATACAACAAGAACCGATGTTGATTTATCAAACGGTATGCTTGTTGAATTTTTAGGTGATGTAACTCCTGCAAAATACGGAGAAGGTACTTGGTACGTTGAAGGTGTTGGTGAAAGCATTCAACTTATTAAAAAAACAGACTTAGAAATCACTGGAGAATACAGTGCTAATTTGTTTGTTCCTTTTGATAGTGAAAACTTTGACAAACTTCCTTTTGGTCAAGCACTTAACTATCCTAAAGATAAAGATTATATTACAATTAACCGTGCGGCAATTGATGGTAATCCGTGGTCAAGACATAACAGATGGTTTCATAGAGACACTATTGAAAGTACTGCTAAAGTAAACGGCACACAACCAGATCTTGATCAAGCACAAAGAGCCAAAAGACCAATCATTGAATTTGATGCAGGTCTAAGACTTTATAACTTTGGTTCAAAATTCAAAGCAAACGTTGACCTAATTGATGATAAAACTATTGACGTATTTTCAACTATTGAAGGTTCAATAGGTTATAACATTGATGGTATTGATCTAATTGAAGGTCAGCGTATTTTGTTTACAGCAGATCCAGACATTCGCGTTAATGGTAGAATTTATAAAGTTTCTTTTATCAATCAACTCGGCACAAGACAAATTGCATTACGAGAAGAAACAGATACAGAGCCTGTAACTAATGAAACTGTATTAGTTCGCAACGGTATTGTAAACCAAGGTAAAGTATATTGGTATAATGGTACTAAATGGATTAAAGGACAGGATAAACTAAAAGCAAATCAAGCACCGTTGTTTGACTTATACGATGCAACAAACAGTACTTTCCAAGACTATAGCAGTAATACTTTTAAAGGTACAAAGTTATTTTCATATAAAGTTGGAACAGGTACCAATGACAGTGAATTAGGATTTCCTTTAAGTTATCGAAATATTGAAAACAGTGGTGACATTGTTTTTGACTTTAATTTATTAAATGACGAATTTACATATCAATCAGGCCAAGTAAATTACACACAAAAAACTGATGTTGCTACACTAAGAAAGTATACAGATCTTAATGTGTATACTAA